CAAAGGGGCTTGCGAAATATTCCTTTAAGCCTGCGGAGATCAACGAGGTTGCTATTGAAATAAAACCCGAACTCAAGCCTGGTGACCGGGTGCTGGTAGCTTGGGTGAATAACCATACCGACCCGATCGTGATAAGCAAGGTGGTGAGCTCATAATGCCCAATTTATATCCGACTTTTGAACCACCAACAATAGTTGAACAAGAACAACCCCAGCTTGCGCCAGAATATCCGAAAAGCTATCTGTTTGATTTTGCGAAAGGCGATTTTGTCCTAGATGCTGCTGGCAGGATTGCGGTAGCCGACGGGCACCGGGCCTGGGTGCAGTGGTGTATCAAAGCAGTAATAACCGAAAGATTTTCTTGCCTCGCTTATAGCGGGAATTATGGCGTGGAAATAGATAAAGCGTTGAAGCAACCTACTCGTGCCGCAGTAGAAACGGAAGTAGAAAGAACGATTACTGAGGCTTTGCTGGTTGACCCCAGGACATACGCAGTAAGAGATTTCTCGTTTGAATGGAGAGGTGATGAACTGTATGTCAGTTTTACTGTAATTCCTGTCGTAGGCGAGGCGGCCCGAATTGAGGGGGTGAAATTGAGTGGCGTATGAACTTTCAATTCCTGATTATTTGAATGAAGATGAGGAAACGATACATCGGAGGATGCTAGAGAAAGCCCCTCCGGGTATCAGTACCAAGGAAGGGGATTTCTTTTGGGATGCTACACGACCGACAGCAATTGAAAAAGCAGAAGTAACACAACTAAAACTGCAGAATATACTACGCTTGGCGTTTCCCCAGACCAGCTATGGGCAGTATTTAGATTTCCTGGGCGAAATGAAAGGTGTATTCAGACATCCGGCCACTCCGGCCACCGGTACAGTAGTCTTCACGGGCCAACCCGGGACTGTCATTCCTGCCGGTTTTGTGGTACTGACGGAGGCCGCTGGAACGTTCCCGGCCATCGAATTCAAGACCAAAGAAAGGGTCCAAATCGGTGAAGATGGCATGGTCACAGTGGCTGCGGAGTGTCTGGAATCGGGTACCTTAGGAAACGTAGCCGCAAACACCATTACTTTGTTGAGCGAACCCATAAATGGCATTGCTTCAGTAACAAATCCAGAACCATTCACAGGTGGAACGGAAATGGAAGACGATGACAGTTTCCGAGAGCGGGTACTGGCCGCATATGACGAGCCACTCAGCGGGGCCAAGAAAGATTATGAGCGCTGGGCAAAGGAAGTGCCTGGAGTAGGAGATGTTTATGTTATCCCTCTTTGGGCCGGTCCTGGCACGGTAAAGGTGTTGATCATGGATAGCAACGGACAGCCGGCAAATCAAGAGCTCATTGAGGCTGTCCAAAATCATATCGCTCCAGACGGAAACCTGGGGGGAGGGCTGGCTCCCATCGGTGCTGATGTTACAGTGGACGCGCCGGAAGTTTTTGAAGTGAACATTGCCCTCACAATCGTTCTGAAAGACGGATATTCTCTAGAGGATGTTATGGAGGACTTAACCGCTAACATTAAGCAATTTTTGGGTACCTTCGAGATCAACACCGGGGACCGTCCTCTTGATCGCATAACCGTGACCAGACTGGGACACGTGGTACTGAGCACCGAGGGTATCGCGGACTATTCCGGCCTGACCGTCAACAACAATGACGAATATATAGAAATACCAGAGCAAGAAGTCCCGATACTTGGGGATGTGGTGGTGACATGATCAATTCAGTTAAAGGAAGACGATTATTTGGATATATTTCGCCTATCTACGATCATGCCGTCATTATGCAGGCCGTCATGGAAGCGATCGGGTCAGAGTGGGACGATGTAGATTGGTTGATCGAAGAAGTTTTCTCGCAATTGTTTCCGCAAACGGCTACCTGGGGAATCGTTTACTGGGAGAGACTTGTCGGTATACCCCGGAATGATAGTCTTTCGATTGAGCAGCGAAGGGCGCGAGTATTGACACGGATGCAGACCCGCTGGCCGATGACAAAAGAGCGGATGGAGCAATTGGTCAGAACATTCTCCAAGGACAAGCAGGCTTTTATCCGGGAATTTTTTGACCAGTACCGATTTGAGGTTTTATTTAGCCTAACACAATCTGTTGATTTAGGAACAGTTTATGAGGTTATTGAAGAGGCGAAGCCAGCGCACCTTGGTTATTCGCTAGTGGCGAGGCTGAGACAAGGAGAAAAGAGAGTTTTTATCAGTAGCACGCTGTTAGCGGGCGAAGAAATCACTGTTTATCCTTGGTCTGCGCGCGAGCTGACTAGCCATGGAAAAGTTTTTATTGCGTCAGGATACAATACAGGCGTTGATAATATGACAGTATACCCGAAAGGAGAGTGATTAGGTTGGCAGAACAGTTCTACACCATTTTGACTGCCGTGGGCAAAGCAAAAATTGCCAATGCTGCTGCCTTGGGAGAGAAGGTGGAACTGACCCATCTGGCTCTGGGGGATGGTGATGGGAGTTATTATAATCCAACTGAAGACCAAACCGAATTGCGAAACGAAGTTTGGCGAGGAGCTATTGGCTCCATTGATGTCGATACGGAAAATCCCAACTGGATAACCATTCAAACAGTGGTCCCAAGCCAACACGGCGGTTTTATGATCCGTGAGGCCGGAGTGTTTGACGATGAGGGCGACTTGATTGCCATAGGGAAGTACCCGGAGACGTATAAGCCGGTGGCAGCTGACGGTAGTGTCAAGGACTTGGTTATCCGGATGATACTGGAGGTCAGCAATACAGCTAGTGTGGTACTTAAGATTGACCCAACGGTAGTGCTTGCCACCCAGCAGCAGGTGGATGAGGCCGAAGCGAGGGCAAAAGCGTACACAGACCAAGAAGTAGGTGAAGTTGCTCAAGAACTTGATGCGCACAAGGCCGAAACTGTGATAAAGCAGAACTTAACGATTAATGTGCCAGCGGATTACCCCACCATCCAGGCCGCCTTAGACGCTTTGAAATATGCCTGGATTCCCAGAGACGTTACAGTTACTATCCAAGTAGCAGCAGGGACTTATACTCACACTAGCCCGATTGTCGTTGACCACCCTTGCGGTAGCCAAACACGGATAATAGGAGCTACTCCTATCACCACTACCATAACAGGTGCTGGCACTGTTTCGGGTTCGACTGGCAATTGGAGTGTACCAATTACCGTTGCTGATGTTACAGGCTTACAAGTAGGCCAGTATGCTATTATTCGCAATACAACTGGTACAGGCGACCATTACGCACATAGAGGAATTTGGGAAATAACAGCAGTAAATACAACTACAAAAACCGTCACGGTTAAAAATACCCATAGGGCTTCTACTTTCCCAACGGCTACTTTGAGTGGTGGAGATTTTATTGTATTGACTACTATACTCAAATTTAGCAGCTGTCACGGTATAGTTAGCTATGATAAAAGTCTGGGGTTGCTAGATAACGTTGCTTTGGTTGGAAATAACACAGTAGATTATGATGGTATCTATTTAACAAGACACGACCATTCTACGTTGCGTGGTGGGAGCATACGATGTGGCTCTAATGTCGGTATATCTAGCTTTGATGCTGGGGCACGAGTATGTGCAGGGTCTCTAGTTGCCCACGATGTTGCCGCAAGCGGGAATGGGCATCATGGCTTCCTTGCCCAATTCTCTGGCAGCATTTACGCCTATTCCAGCACCGCAAGCGGGAATGGGAATATAGGCTTCTTTGCCCAATACTCTGGCAGCATTTCCGCCTATTCCAGCACCGCAAGCGGGAATGCGTATAATGGCTTCTATGCCCAATACTCTGGCAGCATTTCCGCCTATTCCAGCACCGCAAGCGGGAATGGTAGTAATGGCTTCTATGCCTCACTCTCTGGCAGCATTTCCGCCTCTTCCAGCACCGCAAGCGGGAATGCGACGGATTACAAGGCTGAAAAGATGGGGTATATCTACTGCGCTGGTTATAAGGGCACGCCTACATTTTCGCCTGCCCTAAATACGGAAGGTAACTACAATGCGATAATTACCACATAAGGGGGTGAGATAAATGATACTTGTCATAAAGGATGGAAAGGTAATTGCGTATCACGAAGATGGGCAGGATGTTTTAGACAAATACCCTAATTGCGCTATCATAAAGGTCAAAGACGAAGAAGTAGTGTTTGACGAGGAAGGCTGGCCGCAGGTGCC